CCTTTAATAGCAGCTTCCATATCAGAAAGAGCATTAGTTGGTGTTTGTAATGTTTCAACAGTATCATCTTTATTAACAAATAACCAAGTACCTAAACCTTGCTTAACAAGATCAGTTTTTTCGGAATCAGTTAATGAATCAGATTTAACAACAGGAGTATAAGTTGCACTTAAATATAATAAATGGTTTCTTCTTGAAATTTTATTATATAATGCAATTTCTCTGTTAACAATGGCAGTCATTAAGGGATCAACTGTATCAATTGAACCATTTAAAGGAAAGAAAGGTATATAATCCATTCTTACGCCATTTTGAAATAAATTTTCATTAGTACTTCTTAAAACCCAGTCATCAGTTAGTTGATCAAATGAATAATCAACTCCACCATCAATAAATGTAGGTGTATCAGCTGTGTTTCTAATAAATGTATCAATTACATATAAACCCTCTTCATTCAATTTATGAACTTGTACAGTATCAATATATTTTGGATGATAAGGACTATTTGGATCGTATTCAAGTACAAAATATCTAGTAATTAAACTATCTAGTTTAACTTGGCCTTTTAAATCAGAAGAAGTAGACCAATTAACAATATTTTCAGCATGGTGTAATATTGGATAAGGTTTAACTTCTTTTCTATCAGCTGGAGATAAACTTTCTAAATCTACAGTTGGATAATCTATTTGTATAAAAGCCCTTGATGTTTGTAATTCTTCCCATAAAGCAGTCGATAAAAATGATATTAGGTTACTTTTGTCAGATCCTATATCATCTAATATCCATTGCTTAGCTCCTTCTGGAGCCCCGTCAATTTCTAATAGTGGTTGTTTTCTTAATAAACCACCAATAATCATTTTAGTAAATTCTGAAGATACGCCCGGTACTTCAGCTTCTGCTTTATAAAAATCATATTGTTCTTGTGTCATCGTTGGGTTAAACGGAAGTAATAAATTGTCACTTGAAGGAGCAGAATCATAATCCTTTGTATAAGATGGACCTTGTATTAATGCTCTATTTCGTTTCCATTCGTTTACTTGACTCAGGTATTCATCATTTGGATATCCTGGGCCTTTGGCAGTTGTTGTCGACTTAACGACTGAACTGTTTTTATATCTAATTGTCATTTGTGTTTTTTCCTAAACATTAAGATGAACCAGAACATCTGGCTCGATTAATAAAATAATTTTTGATTTGGCCGATCCCGAATCAAAAGAAATCGGGTTGCGTCAATGTGCGATTGGCCACCTTGTTAAAACGCAAAAAAGGGATCTAGTCCCCCTCACGCCCAGCAAGCCCATAACGCCCCGAGCCTAGTAAGCTAACAGTCAGTTCTATAAACATTGAAAGCGCTCTAGTCGTACAGCCACTATAACCTGGCTAAACATAGGTTTAACTGGGCTTTGGGCTATAAAATTGAAAAAGCTCGGACCGAATGAATAGTTATCGGACCACAAAAATTTAATAAAGCTTTATACACCAATGGTTTAGTGCCATTTGATTAACAGCTACCATTGATTAAACTTATACTATATATTGATTATTTAGTTACGAACTAAAATGACCACGACCTATCACGGATAACTTGTGGTTTATGTTTACCTATTGGATATAAGAACTCACATATATATCTAACACCATCAGAAAAGTGTTCAACACCTTTTGATTTGTCGATTATAGCATTGTCCATACCAGTAGTAAAACCTTCCTTCCAAGTTGTTGTCTCAATTGAGGCAATTGTTCTTGGGACCTTACCTTTACTTAAAAATAATCTGGTGTTACCAGCAGCATCCTTTAATAAAGCATTAACAGAATTAACACTATCAATTAATGGTGGTTGCTTAGACCTTGCTAATACCTTAAACCCAGCATCTCTTAATATACTAAAGTCTGTTGTACCGGTAGCAGCACTGGTTTTCATAGCCCTACCTGAAGCATCTGGATAACATATTATATCTCTATTTTTATAACGTCCTTTTATAGACCTTATTAATTGATAGGTATCAGCATTACCATAAAACTCATCTAAAGCATGCAGTTGGTTACCTCGATGGCACCATACCGTTGAAGCCATTATCTTAACATTAAAGTCAATGCTAATATGTATTGGCTCACCTGGCTCAATTGGCAGCAGGTTATCAGTAACATGTATATCACGATTAAAATTATAAAATACAGAATCACCAGTGTTATTAAAAGTAGCACAATATTCTTGATTAAAACTTTTCTCATCCATAGTAACCCGAGCAAGTTCAATTTCTTCCTTCATATCTGGCCTAACTTGTTCAGCAGTAAACTGCCAAGACTTCCATACTCCAGTTTTATCTTCTTGACCTTTGACCCACATTTTATGAAAGTCATTGGTTATACCTTTAGGTGTACTTATTATAAATACACTTGCTCTTCTTACTGGGTCCGAAGTCATAGGTAATATAACTTCAGTAAACGCATTTTGTTTAATAAAAGCAAACTCATCAAGTACAATAAATGTAGGTGATGGTGATATACCCCTTAAACTATCTGGTCTATCAAAACCTTTTAAAGTAATTTTTGAACCATTAATAAATCTTATTTCTAAATCTATTTCTCTTGGATGACCACTTATATGATCTGGGTGTACAATACTTTTTAAAGTTGTCCATATAGATTCTCTAATCATTGAAACAGTAGGTCCAATAATTAATGATCTTCTATTACCACCCTCTAAACAATGGTTATATGCAGCAACACATGCCAAATAAGATTTACCAACTCTTCTTCCAGAAGCCATTACTTTAAATCTAGCAGGATCTGTTAAAACTTCCTGTTGAAATTTGAAAAGTTCTATTTTATGATCCATAATTATTATTTACTATATTTTGAATATATATCCAAAGCCTTACACGCTCTCTCTCAGTCAGCATGGTTTAAAACTATTTGTTTTAATCTTTCAGCTCTTGGACCAACTTGATTAGCCCAATTACTATCCATCATTTCGACGGCAGCTTCAATCCATTGCTCATCATTAATAGCTGATATAAATTTTCTAAATTTACCCAACCTTGGAGCACCTAAATTAAAACACATATTAACTAACACAACTTGAATTAAATCAGGTTTATTAATTAAATCTGGAAATACCTTTTGTGTTTCTTTTATATATTTTTGAACATCAGTTTGAAATACTTCATTTACCCTTTCAGGTGTTACTTTAGTTCCAACAGGCCAACCGTATTCTGGATCAGCTGTAGTAATTAAATGACCTATACCAAAAGTGGCATAGCCTAAATGATCTTCGTAAATTTCGTATTTTATACCTTCATCAATTTTTAATTGTTCTTGTAATTTATTTATAAGACTATTTTTCATTTTTGTTAAATTTGTTATCCTCAAAAGTTAATTTGAACTTAGGTAAGTCCTTCATGTGCTCTTTTCTTACTCTTACATTTAGCATACTATTAACACACCAAGAGGAATCCAATCTGGATAATTGTAAAAGAAGCTCAAAAAGTTTAGCGGTTGCTTTAGACTTTGAGGTCCAAACAATCTCTTTATGACTTACCAATTTATCTCGAATAGTATTACTACCGAAATAACTAGCTAATGCCGCTCCGTATTTACCGGTAAAACCAATATAATAAGATCCGTCGGTATAGTATGTTATGTATACCTTATAAACTTTCTCAGTTAGTTTCGTCATCTGTATTTTGCGCTTGGTTTAATATAACAGCTTCGCTATTTTCTAATATTGTTATGGGTTTAACTTGTGGTTCGCTTTTTTGCACTATTGTCAATATAGGCACATTCGCCGATTGCAATGAAGCCTGTCCCACAGGTTGCTTTTGATACCCATATTCTAAAAGCTTTTCAGCTATTCGAACTCGTAAATTTTGTGATCTAAAATCATCTTTGCCTTTAAGCTTTGATAATTCTTTAACTAATATATCAATAGGATCAATACCTAGTTTTTTTAATTTATCAATTGATGATTTATCTATGGAATTTGGCTCTACAGTATTTTTTGGTGGCCTACCCGCCCCAGGCCTAGCTCCGCCTTTACCTGCCATAATTATTCTCCATATATATTTTTATAAATTTTTTGTAACCACAATGTTTAGCCACTGTGTACTGTAAGACATAGAAATAGGATTATTATTATATATTTATATTATATATATTATTTATACATATATATTAAGGCTTTAGGCCTATTATATGCTAAAAGGCTTTAAGGCCTATAGTATTATAGTAAGTACTATAGGCCTTGTTTTTTTTTTTTTGTTTTTCTGTAAGACATAGAATTAGGAATAGCCTTATAAATTATAGGTTATTTTCCCGCTTCTTTTTAGCCTTATAAAGGTTAATTTTACCCTCTTTTGCTTTTCTTATCCTTATATCCGATGGTTTTTCATATCTTTGTTTATCCCTATATGTTTTTAATATACCAAGTTTAGTAGCCTTGGTTTTCATTTTACGTATAGCTTTTTCAATATTATT